AACTGGTGGTGTACTGTATTCTAAGTAAGATGGATGTATTACAACGTCACCTTGATTTACATATAATGACATAGCACTAGTCCATTCGTCAAGATTGGGATTTACTATCTGTAAAAAATCTTTAGCAGGATGATAAAACACATCTGCATCTTTACCTAAAAGATAATGTGTCAATGTATAATGACTTGGAAGAGTTCTAGATCTATCCATAGACTCTCCTTTTTTTAATACACTCAAACCCAAAGCAGTTATGAGTGCAACATGTGTATCATAAACACCTAATTCTTTTAGAAACTGTTCACAAATTTCTTCGTATGGTTTAGATAATAATTCTGGAACTTGAGATGATTTTTTTCTAAACGGTGCGGGATAATCAAATTTATTATTTTCGTATTCGTTCTCTGCCCACGTTACTTGAAATGCTCCTTGTTCTGTCGTAGCATCTATATTATATTTGCGAACAGGACATGCAAATATTTTGTCTATCATGATCCATATCTAAATTCTTGACCCGCTGCCCAATCAAGTTTCTCCATTATTTCTGCTGTGAAGTATTTGTCAGGATCCTTGAGAATAGCAGAAGGATAGACGCTAGACTCCCCAACAACAACACGGTTACCTTTACGTTCAAAAACTCCATATTTCTCACCCAGTTCCAGTAGTCCGTAATACTTGTCAAGTCCTCTTGCATCAAAATATAATCGTGTATCAACACTTGCATTCTCCTTTGTTAGACGCGACTTAGCAGCCTTTGCTTTGATAATGTTTCCGATGACATCCTTGCCATCTTTCTCTTTTTTCTTTGAGAGATATATGATTGTACTTGCAGCATACTTGAGTCCGCTACCTCCACCCATCTCTTTGGTGGGGACGTAAGCACCGACGACATCGTAGGTATGATTTGTGACCAGTAGTGGGACATTTGCTTTTCCAAGTTTCAATGTAAGAATTCTAAAGATTGCTTTCACAACTTGTGCTCTAGTCATGTCACGAGTGTCTTTACCCTCTGCACTGTCTGCTAGTTCTTTAGATGTGGAAAGCATACCCAAAGAGTCTAACACAAACATCATGGGTTTGCGATCTTCTGTCTTCTGTTCAAGATATTTATCTAGAATTTGTATAGCATTAGTTCTAAACTCTTGAACTGTAGTAACTGGAACAAGTATCATACGTGACCCATCTATGCCACGTTCGTCTATCATATCTTTTGTAACTGCTGCTTCACTCTCAAAGTAAACAACACCCGCATCTGGATTGTCACGTAGATAATTTTGAACTACACCTAGACAAAAGAATGTTTTACCTGTACCACTCTCTCCTGCTAGTGCAGTAATTTTATTACTTGGAACTCCTTTGTAGATAGATCCACTAACTAATGCATTGAAAATATATGATCCTGTATCAACAAAAGATTCAATGTCACCTACGCCACCCTCTGATAATAGTCCTGCGTAGTCATTGTCAATCTCTTTGACAATGTTTTTTAAAAATGATGTAGTCATGCAAATAAGAAATCTAAAGTTGCTTTTCTCTCTGTTTCCCATCCTATCACAGAAGTGATGATTTGTAAAGGATCAAGAAACGATTTTTTAAATTGGGCATCACGATCTATCTGTCCTTCTAGTCCCAATTCTTTTGGAAATGTATTAAGGAAAGATACAACGTTTTCGTTAATTTTGTTTGGACGTCTAAGATGTAAATACTTAATTTTCTCACCCTCTTGCACTAGTGGATATTTGTATTCAAGGTTGTTTTTTTCGATGTGAAAATTATAAAGCAAAGTTCCACGAACATGTAAAGGGGTGCCCTTTGTATACACGGTTGTTGACGCCTTGTATTTGCGTAGTCCATTAACTGACCTAGGAAATGCAATGTCTTCTGGGGGTAAATTATCAAATGTTTTTCTAAAGGTATCTATGTAAGATACAAGATCATCTTCTGTACCATTCATCATAATTTTAATGGCATCTTTAATTGCATTACGACATGGCATGGGTGTTGAAGACTTAACTGCTTCAATACCCATCATCTTGAGTTTAGGTTCATGATATCTTACACCCTCACTATCCCACACATTGAGCATGTATCTTTTCTTTGCAGTCCAGATACCAGTAGAAGCGATGTTCTCTCGCTTCATAATCATCTTCTGCTCGTATGCGTTTACATATGAGGCCAACGCTTCATAAGAACTAGAAATATATTTTTCAAGTTCCACTTCACACACCTTATTAAGGAAAGAGACGATGCTCGAATCAGTTGTCTCTCTCCCCTTGTATACCTTTTCGACCAAATCACCCAGATTGAGGTAGATACTATCAGTATCACTAGCAATGACATAATCTTTCTTCTCCGTTTTCAATATTTTGTTTAGATACGTATTCATCTTGTGTTCTATCCATCGGATAGACACCTGACCAGATAACGTAATCGCTTCAGCATTAATAATATTATAGTATCTAAAATACTGATTGCCAATAGCACCATAGGCACTGTTCAATTGAATCTTACGTGCCATTTGAATGTTGTTATATTTACTTATGCTTTTTTCTAATTCCTTTGTTGGGGTTTTCTCATATTCTTTTTTGGCAAGTATCATCAACTTCTTAGATTGCACACGTTCATCGTAAATCTTCTTCATCATCTCTGGTAAGAAACCATGAATGTCTTTACGATACATTGCACCATTTGCACATAGGCAAAACTCCTCTGGGACATCTACCGATTGCGAGAGGATTCCATTAACAGTAGCGGATGGATGCCTCTTTTCAACGAGGGTTTCTGGGGAAATATTATATTGCATAATAAGATGAGGGTACAGACTATTGAGATCAAAACTGACCACCCAATTATACTTTCCCGCAACTGGTTCTTTGACATATGCTCCTGCGTATTTGTCGTCTTTATCTGATCGTTTGCCTGGCGGAACAACAATACCTTTTTTCTTTAGGAAATTGTAGATCAGTGTGTCCCACATTCTTACCTGATAATATACATCCTGCATGTTGACCTTAGCGTCATATGCTAGAGCAACAGCAAGTTCTATCAACTTCATTTTCTCCTCTAGTCGTGAGACTAGTTCCACGTCAACGATGTTGTAGTCAATAAATTTCTGCCAATCTTTTGTATAAAAATCTTTGAAATTTTCAAACTCATTGTGGTCAACTTTTCTTTGACCAAGTTCTACAAATGCAATGTGATCTAGACGGTAAGATTCTTGGTTTGTGTAAGTAAACTTCTTATACAAATCAAGGTAGTCAATAACATTTATACCCAACAATCTGTAGAATATTTGCTCACGTCCTTTTATCTCTACTTCTTCTCTTTTTACAATACCCCATGGTGACATCAACTTCATTTCTTTCTCACCAAACAATCTCTCAAGACGACCACAAATATATGGTATATCATATCCATCTACGTTCCAACCAGTAAGGATGTCAGGAAAGTTTTGTATCCAGTAATCTAGAAAACAACGAAGTAAATGTTGCTCTCCATCACACAATATAAATTCTACGTCATCACGTGTGTTTTTATAAGGTCGAGTGCCAAATACTTTTAACCTACGAGTTTGATAATCCTGCACTGTGATACTGAGCATCTCCTCAGCACACTCTCTGACATTAGGGAATCCATTCTCACATGCAACCTCGATATCGAGTGACATGATATTCATTCCTTTGAAGTCGTAATCTACTTCATCAGGAAACTCTTTAGATATAAACTGATACAAATATCTGTCATAACCATGCACCTCAAAGTTAGGAACCTCTTTGTATTGGTCTACAAACTTACGTGCTTCATGCACAGATTCAAACCTGACTGGTTTTGCATATCTACCATCAAGTGTTCTGAATTGAGTTTGTTTTTTAGTGACAACAAAAAGAGTCGGAGAGAACTTGAACTTACGTTGAATACGTTGTCCATTCTCGTATCCAAGATAAAGTAAGTTGTCTCCAACTAATTGAACGTTGGTGTAAAAACTCATTTAGTAACAGTCTCGTATTTCTTTTTTAATTCTGATGTTGGTGTGACTATTGTAGCAATAGTTTCAGAATAAAGCAATACGTCAGTGTCTGTAGTATAGCGTGGCCATGGTTCTAGTGTACCATCTTCCTTAATTAGATAAGGATCTTGCATGTGGCAACTAGGTTCTTCTTCTAGTTGTTCTGCCATAGTGATTAGTTCAATACCACTCTTTAATATTATCAAAGCGATTTGCATAATGTTTCTAATTTGCGTAGGTCTTCTTTGTTCCAAATATTATTATCTTGTTTCTTGTAATTGTATACTGGAGAAATAGATTTTAGTTCTGGAATAAATTTTTTGGTAATTAGATTACCAATATACATCCAAGGTCTGTATTCGTCAACCCTTATGTTAAAGTAAGTAGGACCGTTGAACATGAGATGCTCAAAAGTTTGTGTTCCACCTACAAATAGTGGAAAGGGTTGAGGAATAAAATCTAATGTGTATAGTGGAGTCTCTATTGGTTGATCAAAAGTAACAATACCAAACTCACCATTAATTTTTGCAGGATAATCAACTAGACATTTGCCTAAAAGAACAGGACCTTGAATTTCTATAAGTTGACTACCATGAAACTCATGATCAGTTTTATATGAAAGAATTAAATTATCATCTGTATCATATAATTTAAGTGTCCTCATCTTCTTCTAATGCTGCTTCTGCATCTTTAAATATCTGTTCCATATCTAGATCCTCATCTTCTACACCCGCAATGACATCTTCATGTCTCTTAAAATTAGCTTCGTAATTCTCTTCTTTGATTGCTTGAACGTACTGATCTGTAATACTGTCCAGAGGATCATATGCAGTAATGACATGATCTGCAGGGAGAAAGAAATCTTTGTCTTTACTTAAAGGTGCCCAAGGAAACCATGATAGTTGATAACCTTTTTCTCTATTAAAAACAAGATCCCCTTCGTCAGATACAATTTCTAGACGAAAAGGTTTATGCAAATGATATCCTATTGCTAATTTACTCTCAGGATTTGCTATCTCTTGTGCTTCAGTAATTATCTCTTCGTTAGATCTTAATAATAAAATCTTTATGCTCATGCTATACTGCCACCCATTTTTTGCACGTTAGTAATGTATGTATCTCTGAGACTAGGAACTGGTTCTAATATGGTAACAACCACGTTCTGATTTATTGGAATCTTTATTTCTGGAGACAATGGACACCATGGTTGGTAATGTACTTTAACTTCTGGGTCTGTTACGATACCTGTGGTGTCAAGTTTAGGTTGATCATACTCAACTTTATATGGATAGTTCATAATATATGCTTGTCTTTCACCAGATTCTTTATTAACTGCTTCTTGTAAATCGCATATTACGCTATCACCATTAAACATAATAATAACTTTTACTCTCTCAGACTTTACTAAAAACTGTGGAGGTGTAGGAGGAGTTATATTAACTGGTTCCTTCTTCTTTCTTGCCATGTCAAAAATGCTTTTGTTTATATTATAAAGGAGGTATCAACAATTGTCAATACCCCCTATGTATGTTAGATGTAATCTTTCCTTTGATGATGCTCAGGAACAACTTTTCCTAAAGCGATTGTAAGGAGTCCATCAGTAAACTCGACGGATCGAACCTCTGTATCATCGGAGAGCGTCCATGCTCGTTGGAAGGAACGTTGTGCCAATCCTTGATGGACATACGTGCCATCATCCTCTGATTTTTCTTTGCTGCCCTCGACATATATCTTTCCATACTCCGTATAGACTTTGACGTCATCTTTCTTGAATCCTGCGAGAGCGATTTCCAATCTTGATTCTTCATTATTTACGTGTACAAGGTTGTACGGTGGGTAACTGGTCTGTGTAGTGTTCCAGAATGAATCGAAATCATACCCGATGCTGTTCTTTGTGATCTTATCAAATAGTGATGGTAGATCGGCAGCAGTGTACCTTTGAATTTCCATAGTAGTTCTCCTATTATAGCGAGTGTTAGT